TATCTCATGGACGCCGGGTCCCCTGTGGAAGTGACGGGGGCGGGGGCCCTGAAATCATGGGTCAACCTGGTGGTGCGGACCAAGCGGGACCGCTATCCCATCTATCCCCTGGACTTTGGGGCGCCGGCCCAGGAGCTCATCGGGCGAAAGTATCCCAAGGGCTACAAGCTATCGGAGCTCAAGCGGCAGTTTTCGGAAAGCGCCGCCTATTGCCCGGCCATCCGGGAAGTGGACACCATGACCTATGACGGGGAAGAGATCCACAGTACCATGACCCTGGTGACCGACCAGGGAGAGAGCAAAGAGGTGATCACCGTTGGCACTTGACCTGCAGCAGGTCCACCAGGAGATGCTGGACCGGATTGACAACCGCTACCAGAAAACCGTGGGCTTTCCGGCCTACGACTTTACCCGGGCTTTTGCGCTGGCCGTGCTGTCTTTGGACGGCGATATTTCCATTGCGGAAGCAAATCTTCGCATTGAAAATATGACCGGCCAATGGCTGGATGACTACATCCTGCAGCACAGCGGCCTGGTGCGGAAATATGGGACCTATGCCACCACCAACCTGCGGGTGGTGACCGGCGCCGGGGAAATCCGGGCGGGGGACCTGTTCTCCACACTGTCCGGGGTGGAGTTTTACGCCACCACAGACGGATATTACGAAGAGGGGGACACCTTCCCCGTGCGGGCATACCTGGCAGGAGAATCCGGCAACGTGGAGGCGGGGACCATTACCTTTTCCCCGGTAACCATCGCCGGGATTGCGGCAGTGACAAACGACGCCCCGGCGGCAGGAGGCTATGGCACCGAAAGCGACGACGACTTCCGGGACCGCTTTTTGGACTACCTGCAAAACCCCAACAATGGCGGCAACCAGAACGCCTATATTCAATGGGCCATGTCGGTGGCTGGGGTGGGCCGTGTGCGGGTTTTTCCACAAGCCCTGGGGAAGAACACCGTGGAGGTCTGCATCGTGGACACGGCCATGGGGCCGGCCACAGAGGATCTGATCAGAACGGTTCAGGAGCTCATTGACCCAAACAAAAACGGGGACGGGGCCGGGAAGGCCCCCATTGGGGCCATGTGCACGGTGACCACGGCCACATCTTTCCCCATCGCGGTGGCGGCCAAGCTGCGGATCGCGGATGACTATGACTTTGAGGCGGTCTCTGGGGACGTGGCACAGGCCCTTGCGGAGTACATTTTGGACGTGGCGTTTCGGAAGGAAACCACCTATCTGTCTTATTCTCAGATGGCCACGAAGATCAATTCGGTGCAGGGTGTGCTGGACCATTCGGACCTGCTGCTGAACGGCGCGCCGGAGAACGTGACCCTGGAGGACCGGCAGACACCCATCCTGGGGGAGACCAATTTTACGGAACAGGCGGTGGGTGAATGAAACGAGACCCCTTGCTTGTGAAAGAGTGGGCCCTGAAGCAGCTGCACTGGATGATCCAGAAAGACCCGTGGGTGCAGGAGATCATGGTGGCGGCCGGCCTTTCGCTGGATGAGCTGGCAGAGAGGATCGTGGCCATCTATAACTTTGAGGACTTCACAAAGCTGAACCTGGACCAAGTGC